AGCGGCTTTCATAGCTTTAGAAGCTATAGTCTTGGCGACCGTCTTGACAGTGTCTGAACCGACTATCTTTGCGGCACCTTCTGCTGCAGCAGTTGCTATGCTGCCGGCCGCGCTAGCGCCTTGCTTTACTGCACTAGCTGCTGCCTTTAGTGGTCTAAAGCGATTCTTTGGTTCTGGCTTTGGTTCTGGAGCTGGAGGCTTCGCAGCTTCTATATCTGCTGCTGCGCCGATACTAGAAGGAGCCTGAGGAGCTACTCTCACACCAGATATATTCTGCCTGGCTGTAGACATTGCCCTTGCCTCAGCATCCATAGCAGCGTCAGATGCTGTAGCAACAGCACTTATTTTGGGTGCAGCAGCTACTTTTTGTGCTGCTGCCGCTTTTACAGCAGCACTCTCGGCGTCCATCGCGACATCTGAAGCGATCTTCTTTGCTGCTGCAGATGGGTCTACTTTATTTGCAAGCGCGCTTAATACCGCTTTACTTGCATATGTGCCTGCTACTATTGCGTCCCTAGTCTCTGCGTTTTGTGCTGTAAACATCTTCGTGTATTCTTCGATTGCTTCGATTGATTTTGGGAACTTTTCATTCATAAACTTGATTATACCTGGAAGTGCAGTACCCAGTATCACTGCGAGCGGCCCAAGCGCTAAAAGTCCAATTCCACTATCATCTTTCTTTTTTTCTTTATTTTTTGTAACGTCAGACTCTGATGCTGACTTAGCGATCGCATCTACAGTATTAGTCTTTCTCTCGCGCTGCTGTTCTTGAGAGGTCATCAGCCTCTCTATCAGTTCCTTGTTGTCTTCAAAGTACTTAGCCTGGCCCTTCATCATATCACCAAGAAGAGAGTTAGTCTTCTTCTGCTCGACTAGCATCTCCTTAGAGACGTCTTTGACCACTCCCCTAGAAGTAGTAGTCTTAGCAGTCTGCAATACATTTGGGTTCGACCCAAGCGTATCCTTCATCATCTCTGTAAGTTCTTTGATAGCCGGGGCTGTCTCAGACCTTTGATTCTGAGGTATGCTCTCGCGAGACTTAAGTAGATCTGCTATTGTTAGGGCCATTTTTTCTGTTCTGCTCTTCTATGTGGTCAGTTAGTAGTGCTAGGAATATGTCTCTCTCATATGGGTACATCTCGTTTAACTCAGTTATAGAATACTTGTGATGCTGTACCATAGAGAATAGTGTCTTGTAGTAGACCGCGATACTAGAGTACCCGGTCAAAAAGAAAAAAAATCTTTCATACCCCTTAAAGTAATGTCTTTCTTTATACCGTTTACTTCGACGTGTACTGTGTGCTCTATCTGCGGTATAGTCTTAAAGAACTGCTGTATCTTGTCAAGGCTGTCTATCTTGAGATTCATCAAGAAATCTTCTAGCTCGTCTTCACTGAATTCTTTATAGACTCTTTCCTCGTCATAGACGTAGTCTATAGAGCTCTTTATCAGGTCAAAGATGTTGCCGTCTATCAGCTTGTCGTTCAGCAGGTTCATCTTCAGGTCAAACTCTATCTTAAGCATCTTGTCTAGAGTAGGGTACTTCATCATGATGCCTAGACCCTCTCCGAGGTCTATGTTCTTTGTATGAAGAGGGTCGAACTTTACCTTGACGTCGTTCAAGTTTACTGAGAACGGGTAGGTCTTATCGTCTTCGCTGTATATCAACTCTACTACGTCGCTGACAGATGCCTTTCTTAGATTGACGAATATGTACTCGATGTCGAACATGGCCAGCGAGTCAATGTCGACGTCGTCCAGTATGCAGTTGTTAATGACCTGCTTGACCGTGTCGATGGCCTCTTCTAAGTCTTCAGTCATCCTGACGATGAGAAGAAGCTTCTCTTCCTGTACTGTGTATGGCCTGTACGACACAGTCTTCTTTGTAGAAGGTATCTCGAGCTTGAATATAGGGTGCATTATCTTTGGTAGTGGCATGACGAAGTTTCCTAATTATCTAAGAGTTGTTGCAAATGCTGTAACGCCGCTGAGTATGCCGAGTGGAGACCTACGCCCGTTCTGGAGAAGGTTTAAGCCGTACATGTACGCTGCGCCGAAGTTGAATCTACCCTGCTGGGTACTCTGAATCCTCATGGCTTCTTCTGAGTCCATCTCAGAAGCTGGAATGGCTTCAGTATCCCAGTTGTTGTATGCGAAGGTTATAGAAACGCGCGCCATTGCATCATTCATCTCCCAGCCAGTCATTATAGATCCGATCTGGATAGGAAACGCGTTACTCAGACTGTAGGTGATGATCTCGTCGCCGGCGTTATTTAAGAAGAATATCTGTATGTTGGCAGCCTCATACGTTTCGGGATAGCCAAACTCACCGTATGCCAGCTTAGACCCCTGCTGCAGACCGCCTTGGTCTACGCTGAAGTTGTGGATTAGAGTCATCCACTTCTGAAAGTAGTCGAGAACCTTTGCATCGTTGTCTACCATGAAAGTCATAGTGACTTCATTGAAGTTTAACTCGGTTGGTCTACTTACACTGGTACCGTACCCACCTGGCTTGAATGGACTGGTGTTTAGAACCAGTCCGGGTAGTACTGCGTCGCTGCAGAAGAACGGTACTTCCCTGCTGTAGCTGGCATACATTAGATTCTTTGGTGGTGTTATCTGCACGTAGAACAGGTTAGGCTTGGCGACGCCTCCCCTCCTGTTAATAGCAGCTGTTAGTTCTGTAATGTCGAATGCCATTATCTTTTCGTCATGTTTGTCGAGTCTCTATAGACTACGCTCTTGTTTACGGTAAATCTCTCGAGCGGCAGAAACAAGGCTATATCCCATTCATTAGACGGTATCACTAAGAATCTAGTCTGCATCTGAGAGAACAGGTATCTCTTTACACACGGCTTAAAGTATTTATACTTAGAAGAGTTATTTAGTATGTCGTACGACATCTTTAGTCTTGTCTTATCATTGAACCTAGCATCGCTCGTCAAGTTATAGAGAGCGTCCATTAGACGTGCCCTCAGCAGGTGAGGCAGGTAGTGAAGGTTCATTCCTAGAAACCCATCTGCATCTACTGAGAATGGAAAGATCAGTGGGAACTTATCATAGTAAGGCAGAGTATCTTTGTGCTTTGCATCGTACGCGAACATATACATGTAGCCTGGAAGTATCCTGCTAGTCTGGTATTCGCGGTTTGCGTTTACCAACTTAGTCGTGTTGATAGTCCTTACTTCCCTAGCCTTCTCACGAAACCAATCTCGCGAGTCTACGAAGCCCGGTCTCTGAAAGTTCTGCCTTCCCTGGTCAAGTATGTCTGCAAATACCGGCATTACTTGACTCCAATGTCGTGTTCGGTCATGATCTTGAACTTCCAGTTTCTGTCCTTGCAGAACTCCTCAGCAGCCCTCCACTTGGCCTGGTTGACGCCGTAGGTAAGCACCTCGTTTATGTACCTTCTAGACTTCTCCGTCTTCTTGACTGGAGCCTTGGTCTGCTTGTCCGGCTTTACCTCTATTACTAGAGTAGTTACTGCGCCTGAAGCTTCGCGCATCTTTACGATGAAGTCTGGAAAGTACCTATGAATCCTATTGTCTACAGGAGATCTATACGGTATGACAACCTCCTCCGAACCCCATCCAAGAACCGAAGGGTGCTCGTCGAAGTACCTCATTAGACGAAGTTCCCACAGACTCCTGTATATCACGTTAGTCGGATCACCGATGTACTTTGCAGGAGACTTTAGCCTGAACTTTCCCTTATAAGACATATGATTCCTCTATAAATACTATTGAATTATTTATAGGGTAATTAGATGACTACACCAATCGTTGCCAGTATAAGCTCGCTAGCATATAAGACAGTGATCAACTCTTACGAGTATGTAAGGACTAAGCCTAATTCTGGCACCCCGACTAAGAAGAACGACGCGTCATTCTTCTTTCCACTGCCAGTACAGATGCCTGCTGACCACTACGGAGCGGCGGTAAAAGACTTCAACTTAGGTGAGATTGGAACTGCTATAGATACTCTGAGTAACCTTGGAGGAGCATCTCTGGGAGAATCTATCGCTGCTACTGTTGTTACCGGAGGTCTAGCTGCAGCGGTCATCGCCAGCCTTACTGGCAGAGCGGGTAGTGCTGTCGATAAATTTGTAGGTGCAGGAGCAATTGTAAAAGAAGCGGTACAGCCTTTCATAGGCGCCTACGGCGGAATGACCAGAAACCCGCATACCGCACTTCTATTCGATGCCATGAACTTGAGATCTTTCAGCTTTAACTTTAGAATAGCTCCTAGAAATGCTTCTGAGAGTAGATCGGTAAACTCTACTCTTAGAGAGATAAAGCAGAGGATGCACCCGTCTTTCAACTCTTTTGTCGGAGCATTTGCGCTTGACTATCCATACCTGTTCGAGGTAGACTTTATAGGATTTGATAAATCAATAGAAGGACTGCCTAGAGTATCTCCGGCATTCCTTACAGACTTCAACGTCAGCAACGCTTCTCAAGGAAATGCTTTCTATAAGTCTGGTCAACCTGTATTCATAGATATATCTATGACGTTCAAGGAAATAGACATGAAGACTCGCGAGAGTCTTGGATGGCAAAACCCGAACGCAGACGCAGCTGCGGCCTTCCTAAGGGATCCCGCCGGACAGCTGGCGCTCAGGGCCGGCTTAGAGGCAGACAAGAAACAAACTCGTTAGAGCAGAGAACATGGCATACTTTTCTAACTTTCCAAAGATAAACTACAACGGTATTTCTGCAAGAAATATAATGTTGAAGTCTGCTCTTATCAGCGAGATATTCTCGTACGTAGACTCTTTCTACAGGTATACTGTAAAGGACGGCTACAGGGCAGACATGGTATCCTATGAAGAGTACAAGAACCCAAACTATGACTGGGTCGTATACTTCAGCAACAACATAGTAGACCCGTACTACGAGTGGCCGCTGACTTCTGAAGACCTCAACAGGACTATGACTAAGAAGTACGGCGCTACTCTTTACACTCTTATGAGTACTATCCATCACTACGAGTATACTGGACTTACTAACGAGTCTGCTGAAGACATAGACAGGAAGTCGTGGGTAATGAGTCCGCAGACATACTCTATCATGCCGGCAGTAGATAGGTCTGGCTGGACTCCAGTCTATACTTATGACTATGAGGTAGACCTAAACGATTCAAAGAGATCTATAAGATTACTAGACCCATCCTACATAGATCAGATCAGCAGTGAACTATCTAAGATATATCAATGAGCAATCCATATCTAGTCAACGTAGTAGAAGTAGGGATGAAGAAGTTCGGTGGCGGCGACGCCATGAACATCACTCCACAGGTGGTAGAAGTCGTAGTATACCAGTCTATATTCTCTAATACTCTTAGAGTGACTCTTTTGATGAACGACTACATCAACCTGCTCAACAACTATCCTATGGTCGGCGAAGAGACTATAGAGATAACCTTCACTCAGAAGTCTTCTGAAGATCAGTTTGAGCTCAACACCTACAAGTCGAGCTTCGTGATATCTGCAATCAGGGATATAACTTCTACTGACAGCGGCAGACAGCTTATCTACAACGTCGAGCTCGTGTCTGAAGAGGCCTACAGGAATGCAAAGGTGCGAGTATCCAAGGCATACTTCGACAATGTAGAAGAGATAATGAAGGACATACTCAAGGAATACATAAAGACCAAAAAAGAAATGGTGACGTATACTGAGACTAAGAAGACTAGAAAGTATGTGGTCCCAAACATACACCCATTCAACGCTATTGCATGGCTGGCTAAGTATGCGGTGTCTAACGAGCCAGATAAGTACTTCTCGTACGCTTTCTATGAAGTACTCAATGGAATAAAAGAAGGCGGCGCTAACCTAAAGAACGTAAAGCCGAACTACATATTCAAGCCTCTGCAGAAGTTGACATACCTTGGAAAGATAGACGAGGCTGCAAAGGAAGCGGCACTTAAGACTCCTTACTTCTACTTCTCAAATATAGAAGCTATACGAAGCAACGCTACTGCCATGAAGGCTCTAGAAGAAAAAGGCTTTGCGGAGAGCAGGGTAATCACTGGAGTAAAGTTTAACAAGAGGTATTCTTCTCTAGAGAAGATCATTGGTGGATACTTTGAGAATGAATACGTAGAAGTAAACATGCACCAGAAAGATCACAAGGTGACTCCTTTCGAGATTGAGAAGATCAAGAAAGCAGCGCTTCACCCGAACAAGCTTAACACGGACAAGTACGTTCAGGACATCATATCAGAAGATACTAGGAAAGAGACTTCCGGTCGAATAAAGTACGTTGTAAACAACTACGACGATGTTGACCAGCCGAGTATAAGGGACACCTACGGCGCAGCCGCGGCCGACTACATAGCTTACCAGTCCATAGACATATCCGTCGGCATACCTACTAACCTTGAAGTAAGGCCCGGCGACGTCATATACGTTAACCTACCAGAGTTTCATGGATTCAATCAGTCGACTGTGGACAAGTACATAAGCGGCTACTTTCTAGTATCCGAAGTAAAGTCCGTGATCAGGATCAGCGGCGAGACTTCTACTCTACTCAGGATAAACAAAGACTCGCTACTCAATTCTATACTAGACAAGACGCTGTATGCTCCAGACTAAGTTGAGGATCTCTAGATGAAGTATGACTTTTACGGTGATAAGTTTAAGTGGTTCGTAGGCGTAGTAAAGGATACTGCGGGCGACAAGAACAGAGTTCGAGTACGAATATTCGGCGTACACAGGACCGACGATACTGTAGACGTATCTGACGGAGACCTCCCTCTCGCACTCGTACTCTACCCTACTACTGGCGGCCATACGTCTGGCGGTAACATGTCTCACGGACTCAAGAGCGGTACGTGGGTCTTCGGGTTCTTTGCAGACGGAGACGACTGCCAGCAGCCAGTCATTATAGGAGTAATGAATGGTGGCGTGGGAAGTTCATCTGACTACCAGTCGTCTACTTCTTCTACTACTCCAGGCAGTCCAGGACCTGGAAATAATACTGGCTCTAACGGCTCAAACACTCCTACTCTGGACAATGTCAAGGGCAACTCAAATGCCGAGAAGACATACAACATGATCTATGAGCTAATCGAGAAGAGTGGTCAGTCAGGCGGTAAAGTGCATGCTCAGGTTTCGGGCATCATGGGAAACATACTGGAAGAGAGCAACTGCGATCCAGGCTCCAACAATCCCAACGACGTCGGCGCTAGGGCATTTGGCATATGCCAGTGGAGGGCGGGAAAGTACGACCGCCTTACGCCACTGCTTCGTAAGTACGGCAACACGCCAACGCTCGAGCAGCAGGTATCCTTCATGTGGGATGAGTTCATGACTACAGAGAACAAGGCGTTTAAGAGGATCATGGCCTCGTCGACCTACTACGAGGCTACTATCGGAATGTGCTTCTTTGAGAGGCCGGAATGCTATAAGAATTCATACATCGACTTCAAC